CTAAATTTGCACCATTTAAATTTGAACCCTCTAAATTTGTTCTTTCTAAATTAGCTACTCCTAAATCCGCACCCTCTAAATTTGCATTTATTAAATTAGCATTAATTAAAGTAGCATCATATAAATTTGCTTCTTCTAAATTCGCTCCTTCTAAATTTGCACCATTTAAATTTGCTCCTTCTAAATTTGCTCCTTCTAAATTTGCTCCTTCTAAATTTGCTCCTTCTAAATTTGCACCCTTTAAATTTGCACTCTTTAAATTAGTTCCTTCTAGATTAGCTCTTTTTAGATTAGCACCTTCTAGATCTGCATCTTCTAAATTTGTATTTGGTTTAATTTTATATCCATTAATAGTTCTGATATTATTCATTATATATATAATAAATAATATTATTCATTAGCATAATAATAATCATTATTAATTATGGTTTTATTTTTAACATATCTACTCATTCTTGTTGTAGGAATATTTTCCATTTCAGCAGCAGTTGCAATACTACTCCATTTACCCAATAATTCATTTGTTTCTGTTTTTCTTTTATAAACACTTTTTCCATTTACAACTTTTTTGTAATTTTGAGTTTCATTCTTTTTTGGTGATAATCCATAATAACCTTCATTATTGCCATATTCTGTCCAAACAACCGATTTTATTGCATAAGGACATTCATTTAAATATTCTTTGAGTTCATTCATTTCTTCTCCATGTATTTCTTTTCCAACTGTTTTTTTCCAATTTTGATATTCATATAATAATACAGAATTAAGAATTTTTCCTCCATCAGAAAATGTATATTCTTGAAAAATAAAAGTTTCTGCATCAGAATTTAATTTGATTTTTTTATATTCCATTGGTTTTAATGAAATTCCAAGATATCCACGATGAGCACCTTTAACTCTATCTTGTTTAAATCTATTATCCATATACTGTTTTAACGCATGAAATATTTCTTTTGTGGGTTTTTGTTGATTCCAAATTCTAAATCGTCCCTCTATATTAGTAGATAATTCTTTTTCTTCATTACTAAGTATACAACATTCATTTATAAATTGATTGAATCTAAAAGTATGACCACCATCTAAATTTTTCTCAGATTTTTTATTAAATTCAGTACTAATAGAATTGTTAATATTATTATAGGTATCGTTGTTATTATTATCATCATTATCAATTATTTCCTCAAATATTTCTTCAAATATTTTTTCTTTTTTATTATTTTGCAAATTTTGATTTTCTATCTTCTCTGCAATTCTTTTCATATTTTCTTTAATTTCAAATATTTCATCTTCTAATTTTTTATTTTGTTTAATAAGTGCATTAAAATTATCAATATTATAAACTTTTAATTGAAGTATATTATCAATACAATTAATTAATTTTTCTATAGTAAAATCCAAATCATAAGCAATAATTTCAGTTTTATTTTTCCCAGAAATATTTATACTTCTTATTTGTTTTTTTATTTCTGAATCATTTTTAATAAGATTTTCTATTTCCACTTTATTGTGAACTTTTACAGCATGTATTAAATTAAAATTTTTATAAGTTTTTTTATGGTCAATTATTCTTGCAGATAAATTATTTGTTTGACCAAATTTAATAAGATTTTCTTTTTTATCATTAGTATTTTCTATAGTTCCAATATATATGCATTGAGTATTTACTGGAAAATGTAAAAGAATTGAATTTTCAATTGCAATGTTCTTTTCTTTTTTAAGTCTTAATTTTTCTTCTTCCGATTTTTTTTCAATTTCGGTTATTAAATTATTTTTTATTATTAATTGATTTTTTAACTCATTAGTTTCTTCTTCAAGTGTTTCATATAAAATATCTTGTAATTTTACATAATAATCATGAATTTCGAATGACTTTTGAGTATGTGATTTCAAACACAAATATTTAAAACATTTTGTTGTTAAAAAAATTTTTTTTATATTTTGTCCTCCCCATTTTTTTGTTTCTTCATTAATATTATTTTCATTTGGATTAATTGAAGTGCTATAATCAATATCTATGATAAAATGTTTTTCTAATAATGACAAACATTTTTGTTTTGATGAAAAATCAAGCCATTTCCATACATTATCTAAATCTATAACAAAATCCGTACTTTTATCATAATTTAAATAACAATAAAAACTACTAACAAATAATTGCTGTTCGAACTCAGAGAACTTATCTTTAACTTTAATCAAAAACTTATTATTATAAGTATTAGATAACTTTGTTATAGGGCTATTCTCTATGAGTTCCGTAATATTTAATTCTCCTGTCATTGTTTTTAATATTATATTATTTTTATAATATTAATATTGTCATGTCTTTAAATCATTTATTATTGATTTTATTTTTAAAAACAAATTGCTTTTAAAAAATAAAAGCAACTAAAACATTTACCATTTGGATTTTTTAACTATAATTTGCTGTCCCGCATTTTTCTTTTTTGATTTACTGGGGTCATAAGCCTCATCTTCATCATCTGAACCCATATTTTTGGAAATTTCCCAGAATTCTTTTGAGCCCAACTTGAAATCAGGGCGATTTTCGGCTTTATACCAAAAAATTTGGTCTGTTATTAAATTAGATTTCGCATTATTATTTATAACTAAACATTCATAATTTTCTGTTGACTGGTCCATAATGCTACAAAAAGACTCCAAAGTAGGAAACATAGAAGCATAATTTTCCCAAATTTTCTTTCTATTAACAGCATATGGTTCACGTAATATAAAAACATAATCAATATTAGTACGTAAATTTGGTGGAATACCCAATGGATATTGCATTGTGATGATGAGCATACATTTCCAATGTCTCTTTAATACCATTTTCAATCAGACATTTCCTTCTGATATCATAAAATCTATGCTTTTTAAATAGGCATAGCATTCTCTCGAATGGGAATAGACTATATCTTAAGGTATCATCGAAGTTGGTTAAACTTCTCAACCCCACGGGCGTTTAGTCGTTGAACAATTACCATATCCTTACCATAACGGACTTAGGTAACTAGCTGCGGGTTGTCTCTATATTATACCTTTTTACTATACCTTATGTAATTAGCATAAGCCACTAATATATTTCTATAATAGTTTAGTAGTATAATCCTAACAAGATTTCTCCGCAATTTGGACGTGTTGCTTACTGTGAAAAAAATCACAATAAACTAGCCAATTTTTTGATTGACTATGGCGTGGCTTTTTTGTTTTTATTTTTAAAAGCATTTTTCACCGTTCATGAATAGCATCCTCATCATGGTATCACGTGCCCATCCCGCATCATATAAGCAGTCATCTAAGATGACAAATGTGCGTGGGTCAATAGTAGTTCTTTTATACATTTCAATTTCTTTATTCATTTGTTTTAAAACCATTTTTTGTCTTCTCAAAATATTTTCAATAAGAACAGTGTTGTATTGATGGTGAATAAATAATTTAGGTACCATAGAAGAATAAAAACCGTTTCCAGCTTCAGTTCCAGAAATAACAGTTCCTAAAGGAATATCTTGATGATGGAAAAGTAAATCTTTTACTAAAAATGATTTACCAGTATCACGACGTCCTATCATAACAATAACAGGTCCTTTATTTTCATTTGGTTTAAATGTAATATCTCTCATATTAAATTTTTTTAATTCTAAAGTCATGATGAATGTATAAAACTAATATATATTTAAAAATACGAAAATAATTTATATTTTTAGACATAAAATATATGAAAAGTATTCGTTAAACATATAATAAATAAGTATTTTACATATTATATTAAAAAATAGCACTAATTTATGTCTAATAAAAAATCAAAATTATCAATAATTAAGGATGATAAATTTGTAATAACTCCAATAGAACCTATTTCTTTAGATTTACCCAATTTAGAGAAATCTTTTATTCAAAATGAAGAAGAAACAGAGAAAAAATACAATCCATTTAAACTAAAAGAAATACAAACATATAATCCTATTCACAAAATCATCTTTAAAAATCAATCAGAAGATATAATTAATAAATGTGTTCCTAATACTAAATATAGATTTTTAAATGAAACCACAATACTTGATGAAAATGATAATGAAATAAATATTCCCGTATTTATCAAATATTCACCAATCCTTAATGCATGTAAATATACAATTAATTTTTATAATTTAAATGAACCTAATTTACTGTGTCTTCCAAAATTAAATCAAAATATATTTCCTAAACAAGATAGTATTTATAATTTTTCATATGTCGACGGATTTTTCTGTTATTTATGCAGTAAATTATTACATACTCATAATTGTAAAAATATGATAGATTATTATGGGTCCTATTTGTGTATTCAGGAAAAATTTAAAATAAATATTTCAGATGATTTTTCATATTTATCATCATTTTCCGAATTTTTTACTAATAATAATAAGTATTTTACATTTTCATATTCATCTGAATTATCAAATACTTATGGAACAAATAAAAATAAAACACCCCTAGAATTTGGAGAAGATATACAAAATGATGAAATAGAATTAGAATTTGATAATATAGATTCAATAATTCAAAATAATATAAATATAAATGCTATTGAAAAAACTAATATAGATGTTCAAGATGAAAATTCTATTAATATTAACGATTTGTTAGAAGAGAATCGAGAAGATTTTGTTTCAAATATTAAAATAGATGGTAAAAAATCCGAAAATAATATGGATGATTCAGATTCAGAAAGAATACAAGATTCAGAATCAGATAGTGGAGAAGATACCGAATATATAACTGAAACCGAAAATTCTTCTCTAAGTACAGAAAAAACAGAATATACAACAGATGACAGTGAAGAAGATATGGAATTAATGTCAGAATCAACGGGAGAATCAGATGAATTACAAATATATGCGTATATAAATAATTTTCCGGTTCAAATGATATGTCTGGAAAAATGTAAAAATACAGTTGATTCACTTTTTTTAGAAAATAAAATTACGGAAGAATTGGGATTATCATTTATGATGCAAATAACATTTACTCTTTTAATTTTACAAAAAGCCTTTCATTTTACACATAATGATTTACATACGAATAACATTATGTATATTGAAACTGATGTTGAATATATATACTATAAATATAATTTAAAAACTTATAAAATTCCAACATATGGATATATTTTTAAAATTATAGATTTTGGAAGAGCAATATATAAATATGATGGAATAGTTTATTGCAGTGATTCATACTCAAAGGGAGAAGATGCTCATACATTGTACAATTTCAAACCATTTTTCAATAAAAATATTCCTATTCTAGAGCCAAATTATAGTTTCGATTTATGCAGATTAGGAATTTCTATATATGATATGATAATGGATTCAGTAGTAGATATAAAAACATTAAATAAATTTCAAGAGTGGATATATAGATTATGCTTAGATGACAATAATAAAAGTATTATTTACAAGAAAAATGGAGATCCAAGATATATGGGATTTAAAATGTATAAAATGATAGCTAGAATAGTTCACAATCACACACCAGTTTCACAATTAGAAACATCAATTGCGAAAACTTTTATTGATAAAAATCCCATTAATTCAAATAATAACTATTTTATTGACATTGATAAAATTCCAATCTACATATGATGAGTCACATCAACAAAATAATCAGACTTTTTAAATACTGATCCGCAACCATTACATTGGCATTGAGTTTCATTTATTATAAAAAATCTTCCACCCGAATTTGGGACAGCATCTGTATTTCTCATACAGACTGGACAATTATAATTTACATATTTTATACTAGATTCCCAATCACAAAATGAAAAGAAAAAATTAAAAATAGATTCAAACATTTTTTACAATTTTTTTAAATAAATATAATTAATATTAATAATAAGTTAATATTAAAGTTAGGAGGTAAAAGGTAAGAGGTAATATATAGAGAGTTAAGCGGTATAGATATTTAAGGCGGAAAGGCGGGCGGGGCGGCAGGGCGGTTATATATTTTTGTATATAGAGCCTTTTTTATATATTTTAGATTTTTTAAATTATAGCCGCCGCCGCCGACTTTTCGTATTTATCATTTATTTTTTTTACTTTTTAAAATGGCTTAAAATTATA